AAGAACCTATGCGCTGGATAGGGGATATGTCTGTTTCAAAAAGTGATAGGCAAAGAATTAAATTTTTATTAGATGATCAAGCTGATGCAGATTTACTAGCAAAAGCACCTAAAGTTACAGTAGGTGGTGATACATATTTTATGTTGCCTGACGTAATGCGTATAGGCATGGATGAAAAATTATGGAAAGATATAATTTTAGAAGCACATAGAGCAAAGCGGATAGGTCTTGATACTGTAACAAATCAAGCAGATCGTATAGAGTGGTTTAACACGTTAAAACAAACAGCAAATAAAAATGGCTATGACTCATTTGTATACCGAAATGAGTATGAAGGTGCGGCAACTGAAAATATAGATGAGTTAGTAGAACAAATACAACGCGCACAGCGTGGAGAAATTGATCCTAACGAAATTGATATGAGTAGTCGTTTTTCAGATAGCTACATGCTTCTTGAACCAAGTCAAGCTAAAGGATTGTTTGGCGGTATGACTGAAGGCGATCCAAGATACATGAAAAATGAAGGCGGCTTGATGCTGCAAAAAGGTGGAGCAATACCAATGGATAGACAAATGAGTATGTTTGACGAAGGCGGTCTTGAAGACGATGGCGGCACTGTAGACCCTGTGTCTGGTAATGATGTACCACCGGGTTCGTCTAAAGAAGAAGTGCGAGATGACATTCCTGCACAGTTGAGTGAGGGAGAGTTTGTATTTCCTGCTGACGTTGTGCGTTACATTGGTCTTGAAAAACTTATGATGCTGCGTCAGCAAGCCAAGATGGGTCTAAAGATGATGGATGAGATGGGTCAGATGGGTAATAGCGAAGAAGCCACTATTCCTGATGATTTACCTTTTGGAATGATGGACTTAATTATTGTTGACAATGAAGATGAAGAAGAGTATAATGATAAAAAAGAAATGCAAGAGGGAGGAGTTGTTACTCCACAAGATTCTGGTATATTTTATCAACAATCTCAATTTGCAGGACAAAACAACACACCGGGTGTAGCAACGGCAGCACCAGATGCAGCATCTCGTCAGTTTGTGCAGCAACCACAGCAATCAGCTACACCTACTGTTAGGTATGAACAACCAAAAACAACTTTTGGTGATTTTTTAACACCTCCACAGGGAGGTCCACAAACAATTACTATTGTCAATAAAGAAACAGGCGAAAAAGAATTAATTACTTTTATTCCCGGCGTTACAAAAATAAAAGAAGGATTTGTGCGTGAGGAAGACTATGTGCCTAAAGATATTGTTCCTGAAACAGAAACAACTAGGATAGAAACAGCAGCTACAGAAACTGAAGACACTTCTGGTGATGAACGCCGCCGTAAAAGAGAAGAAGAAATGTTTGGTCCGGGCGGTGGAAGGCTAGGATTTAAGGGTCAAGGAGAAGGTGTAGATTTAAATGGCAAACAAAGGAATTTGGTATTTGGTATTTCATTTGATGGCGTTAATCCTTTAACTGGAGGTAAAAGCATACTGGCTGGTTTAGCTATAGATGGTGTTATACCAGCAGATATAGCGGGTGATGTTACCGTAAACTTTAAACGTGCAGACATTGAGTTTTCTATGACTGGCATTGAATATAATGATATAAAAAGAACTATGCAAGAATTTGGTTCTGGTTCATCTGAAGTAAGAGATAAACTAGATAAGTATGGTTATGAAAAAGCAATGCTAGAAAAAAGGCAAAAAGACTTTATGGAATCTCAAGCAGAAAAAATAGCGAAAGAAGCTAGAAAATCTGAACTGGCTAAAGCAAGAGAAATTGCTGATGAAAACCGCCGTAAAGCTGCAATTAATGCCGCACTAGAAAAACAGAGACGAGAAGCTATTGCTGCAGCAGAAAGAGAAAGAGCGTATCTAGCTTCTGTGAAAGACTATGAGAGAGACGATGATAGCGACGATCCGGGCGGCTTTACCGTAAAAGATGCTTCAGGGCAAGAGTATAGGACAGATTCATCTGGAACCGCTGGAGCATTTAAAGGCGATCCTGTGGGTATGGAAGACGAATATGATTTTAACACTGGAGGTTTAGCTGGTAAGAAAAAACCCAAACCCAAAAAGAAAATGAAGCGTGGTGGGTTAGCTTCTAAAAAATAATCTACAATATGTTGGCTACTCATCCCCCATCTACCCGACAGGTGATGGCTACGGTGGCCCCAACGAGGAGACTAAACAATGGCTGAAGAAGCACAGCAAAAAGAAATGGTGGTAGAAACACCAAAAAAAGTATCTATGATGGCACGACCTTACACAAGTGAGGAACGCAATAAGAAAGATGAAGAAGAACTAGAACAACTTCTTAAAGAACAAAAGGGTGAAGTAGAAGAGCCAGAAGAGGTTGAAGAACAACCTGAAGGCGCAGAAGAAAAAACATTTAAGAAGCGTTATTCTGACCTACGCCGACATCAACAAAAACAATCAGAAGAGTTTAAGGCTGAACTTGCAGAACTAAAGTCGCAACTCTCTGCCGCTACTAAAAAAGAAATGAAGCTGCCCAAGTCTGATGATGACATTGAAGAGTGGGCAAAAGAGTATCCTGACGTAGCAGCCATTGTTGAAACAATTGCAATGAAGAAAGCACGTGAGCAATCTGAAGAAATAGAAAAACGTCTTAAGACAATTGATGAGATGCAAAATTCAGCAAGCAAAGAAAAAGCTGAAGCACAACTAATGCAACTGCATCCTGACTTTGATGAAATACGAGATAGCGATGACTTCCATGAGTGGGCAGACGAACAGCCTAAATGGGTACAAGATGCACTGTATGAGAATGATAATGATGCAAGATCAGCCGCAAGAGCAATTGACTTATACAAAGCAGACAGAGGAATTAGCAAAGAACCTAAGAAGAAGAATAGTAAGGGTGCTGCTGAGACAGTTAAGACAAAAGCTACGAGGAGTAAACCTCAAGATAGCGAAGCTGATAGCTACCTGCGTGAGTCTCAAGTACAGAAGATGAACCCAGCACAATACGAAAAGATGGCAGACGAAATTATGGAAGCCATCCGTAGCGGCAAGTTTGTGTACGATGTATCAGGATCAGCACGATGAGCAACATATTTACTCCGAAAGAAGACGTACAGTTTATTAGTCCGTTTGGCCCTACTATGGGTTACTTTAAAATGCCACAGGAAATGGTAGACGGGCTAAACAACTGCATGGATGACAACCTAGAAGACTATTCCGACTACTTGGTTGGGAAAGTTACACAAGAACTAGCGTTTACTGATGAGGCTACAGGTATTGCTACAAAGGGTCTTAGCAACTTTATTGGGCAGTATCACTCCTATAGCGAGTTGCGTAACTCATTTGGCGCACGTAACGTAGACACTGAAAAGTATGACTATGGTGTGCAGGTAATCTCTGCTTGGTTTGTACGTCAGTATGAGAATGAATACAATCCATTACATATTCATACGGGTGCTAAACTTTCTTGCGTAGGCTACCTTGCATTGCCAGATGGCATAGAGGATGAGTGGGAAAAAGATTATAAAGATCATCACCCTTCTCATGGTCACATTCAGTTTGCACATGGAACATCGTCAGGTTATAACAGTACTAATTTTCTGGTAAAACCACAGGTAGGAGACTTCTATATCTTCCCCTCTGAACTGTTCCACTGTGTATATCCATTCACTACTAAAGGTGAACGCAGGTCTTTTAGTATGAACTTAAATTTTCTTGAGATAGAAAAACAAAAAAAGACTTGACATACAATAGAATATTAGTATAACTATACGTACTAAGAGGTGAAAGCAGATTAATTACCTGCTTTTACACAATCCGCAAACATCCAATCTAATATAGATTACCTGATATACTTGGCCTGTTGAATGTAGCAGCGGCCACTGCTGCAAGATACACACCCTACGTTGTCAGCCCTGTGATTACGATGGAATGGTTTGCATCTGTATAATGCTATAATAGGAGATAACAATGGCATTTTCCACTGCAGCAGGTTATGGCAACCTGCCGAATGGTAACTTCTCCCCTATTATCTACTCCAAACAGGTGCAACTTGCATTCCGCAAGGCATCAGTAGTAGAAGCAATCACCAATAACGATTACTTTGGTGAGATTGCTAACATGGGCGACCAAGTTAACATTATCAAAGAGCCAGAGATTACGGTTAAGACCTATTCTCGTGGCGAGACTATCCAACCTCAAGACCTTGATGATGAGCAGTTCACTCTGCTTATTGATAAGGCCAACTACTTTGCATTTAAGGTAGATGATATTGAGGAGGCTCACTCGCATGTGAACTTCCAAGAACTCGCATCTAACCGTGCAGCTTACCGTCTGTCAGATCAGTTTGACCAAGACGTGCTAGGTTATATGTGTGGCTTTAAGCAGTCTGCAATTCATAGCGCACCTGACACAGCAAACACCACCGCTAACGGTGTGAAGGCTGTTTCAACTGCTGCGTCAAACGAATTGCTTGCCTCTATGCAGGTAGACGCTGCTGACTTTAACGGCGGTACTGGCGGCAACTCAATCGTTGTTAAGCCTCGTGCTGGTGGCGATAGCTTGAATACTACTACTGCTAACGCAACTCCACTCGCTGTTATTGCTCGTATGGCTCGTAAGATGGATCAACAGAATGTTGAGACTTCAGGACGCTGGCTTGTAATTGACCCTGTGTTTGCTGAACTACTGCGTGACGAAGACTCACGCCTCATGGATGCAGACTTTGGTGGTCAGACTTCAGGTCTGCAGAACGGTCTTGTTCTGAACAACGTACATGGCTTTAAGGTTTACGTTTCTAATAACCTTCCTGCTATTGGCGATGGTCCTACTGGCGCAACTGCAACTGGTTCAACACACTTTGGTGTGATTGTTTCTGGTCATAGCGGTTCAGTAGCTACTGCAGAGCAAATCAACAAGACTGAGACATACCGTGACCCTGACAGCTTTGCTGATATTGTTCGTGGTATGCATTTGTATGGACGCAAAATTCTACGCCCAGAGGCTCTCTCTCGTGCGTTTTATGTGTCTGGTATATAAGGGGGAATAAATCATGGCAACAGTTGATCTTTCTATCGCCCAAACTGGCAACACGCCACGTGGTCGTAAACCTTACTATGTCCAGAACTCTGTCAATTTTGCGACAGCCGCATCTAGTAAAGGCACTGCACTTGCAGCCGCTGATATTATTAAGGCTATTACCGTTCCAGCTAACACACTAATCCTTCATGCAGGATTTGAGGTGACTACTGCTCACGCAGGTACGTCTACCGATACTGCATTTGACTTTGGTGTGACAGGTGGTGACGTTGATAACTTTGTTGACGGCTTTGACTTTGACGGTGCATCAGCAGGTGATTACTCACCACAAGCAGCAGCCTTTAATCCTGTAATTGTAGGTGGAACAGCAGATACAATTGATATCCTGCTCCAAGCAATGACAGGTACAACTACTGCAGGTGTGGTACGTTGTTACGCTGTTCTGATGGACATTGACGACATTGGTTCAATCGGTGCAGACGAAGTAGACCGTGACCAACTTGCATAACTAATACGGGGGGCGGCATAAGCTGCCCTCCCAACTCTTTTAAGGATGGATAATGGCTGAAACATTTCTTACATTAACAAACAAAGTGTTAGTTAAATTAAACGAAGTAGAGTTGACTTCTGCTAATTTTACTTCAGCACGTGGTGTTCAGGTTCAAGCACAGAACGCTGTTAATGAAGCCATTCGTTATATTAATCAACGTGAATTTAATTACCCATTTAATCACTCTACTAAAACTGAAACATTAGTTCCGGGTACTGTTCGTTATAGTATTCCAACAGATGCTAAGTCGGTGGACTATAATACATTTAGAGTAGTTAAGGATAGCGATAATGCCATCTCTGGTGGCAGATTAGATAAACTAGACTACAATGAATATATAAATCATTTTATTACACAGGAAGATGAAGTAACAACAACAACACTAAACGGTTCACACTCAAGTTCTGTAACAACATTAACACTAACATCAACAACAGGCTTTGACTCTATTCTT